AGCTGAATAAGGATGTTCATCAAAAGGAACATTTAGTAGTTTTCTACCGTTAGAAGCCCAAGTAAAAGTTCTTTGATCACTAGATAAATTTATTATACCTAATTCTCTTGCTCTAATACCAAAGTTTCTTAGTATAACATTATCATCATTAACTAATTCTAAGAACAACTTAGGTTTATGCTTAGCAAATAATAATAAATCTCTTTTAAGTTCTTTAGAACTCATCTCTGTAACTCTAGAACCAATCTCTACACGTAAAACAGCTTCTGCCATATCTACATCTAAATTAGTAGCAGCATTTAACGCTTCTAACTCAAGTTCAATTGTATCAACTTGTGCGCTAGCAACTACAGCTGGTTTCCATTCGTAATAAACCTTATCTTTATGTGGGTGATATAAAGATAATAGTTTTTGTAAAGTTTGTAAATTTTTAGGAACAAATAAAACACCATTTCTAAAAATAATATGCTCTAGTCTTTGATCACCTTTCATACTATCAACAAACGATGTTTTTTGATTTTGACAATATTTTAGTTCTCTTTCGTAACCCATTTCTTCGTCAAAATAATAAATACCAGTACCTTTAATCATATAAGACAGTGGTCTTTTTCTTCCTTTTAAATAATAAGTTCTATCTTTTATTTCCCAGTTTTTTTCAACGTGGGGAACTCCAGTTACTTTTACTTCTTCGTTTTTTAAGTCTTGTAATTCTTCCATAATATAATATATAATAAAATTAATAAAAAATAAAGGGACTGGGGACGAACCCCAGTCTCTTTAAAATATAAATGCTTACTTCATTAACATAAAGTTGTTAGCACCTTGTACAATTAAACATCTTTCAGATAAATAATGTACTTCCATCGCATCCAGATCAGATGTTACAGCACCAACCGAACCAGTAACCCACGTTTTCATACGTCTGTCATCAGTTTGTGAAGCTCTATATCTAACATGTAAGAAAGGACGTTTAAGGTTTCTACCTAGCATTTCATCATAAACAGAAGAAACACCAGCAGGAACAAACACCCCGCGAATAGCGTTAACAGTATCTATAGCGTTAATAGCACCTCTTGTTGATAAGTCATTTAAGTATTTCCAATCAGATTTATAGAAGTCATAAGAACCTCTTCGGAATCCGTTGAAACCTAAATTAAGCGCCATATCTTCAGAGTTATCGAATACACCATAAGATGTACCACCAGCTCCATAAGAGTTCATTGAAGCTAGCATGTCATCCATTGCAAGAGCAGTTGCTCTATTAACAAACATCATGTTTTCTTCAATAGCACCTTGCTTATCAAACTCAGCTAAGATAGCGTCGAATTCAGCTAAATCAGTAGCAGCGTTAACACCAGTAATACCAGTAGTAATGTTTCCTCTTGACTCTATAGCAGCGAATAAACCTTCAGTACCGTAATTATCAGAACCATCCATACCTAAGTGTAAGTCAGCTCTAGATTCACTAGCATCTCCTTTTATAGATTCAATCATTGACATTTCTACGTAATCAGAAAAACGAGCTCTAGTGTCGCCTTCTGCTTTTAAGTACCACATGTAACCATTTTGCCCGTCTTCACCAGTAACTTCAACCCAACCGATAGCAGATGCATCAGATCCTGATACTTCATACTTATCTTTTAATATAATTGGTTTGTTAGTGAAAGACGTGAACTTAGGTTCGTTAGCACCATCTCTACCAGTGTCTCCTTTTTTATACTCAGAGCCATAAACTAGTACTCTAACCGCTTCAGAAACATCACCAGTAGCTAAACCAGCTGCGCCTAAAGTAGTTGTACCACTACCAGCATCGTAAGGAGTTAAACTCACGTCTCCAGTAGAAGAGTTAACACCAACAACGATACATCTTACAGTTGCTTGCGCATCTGCAACTAAAACTGTATCATTAACACGGATACCATGATCACCATTTGAATAAGAAGAGGTACCTAAAGCGTTACCATCTATATCTTTTTCAATTTGAATATAACCACCCATATTAGAAGTAGCGCCTAAAGTATAGTTAGCTTCTGTGTTAACTGCACTTTTCATTCTAGCTTTATAAGAGAGGTGTAATCTACCTTGCTCAGACCAAACAACTTGATCTGCCGTCATAGATTCTTCTGCTCCAACTTGAGATAAAAAACCTGAAATTGTTCTTGTACCAAAAACTTCAGCTTCTTTTTCCATCAAATCAGGCAGGTATTGTTGCGCCCAACCAGCGGTTGCTTGCGCAGTAAAATCGATGTAATTTGAACTAAGTACTTGCTTACCAGGAGCAACAACTGTGTTCAAATTACTTCCTGCTGTAATTGCCATTTTGTAAAATTTTTAAATTGTTATTTGTTTTTATTTTTAATTTTGAATTTAAAACTAGCAGTATCATCACCTAACACCTTAAACTGTGGACCACTTTTATGACCAGCACCATGTGATTGACGCGGGTTCATATCAATGTTCTTAGACGTAGCGACGCTATTTTTTAAAGCATCTGCTTTACCTTGCTCGTAAAAGTGATTTGCGATTGCATCAGCATTCATTGCGGTAAATAAAGATTTATGATAACCTACGCTATCTTGCATCGAACCATCTTCTCCAAGAAACTTTCTTGCAAAATCATTAATGTCCGTTTGTTTCATCTTTACCTCATCAGTATTGTTAACATTATATCTAAATCTTTTATCACCAATTTTATATTCAAAACCTTTAAAATCTTTATTGAATACTTCTTCGGTTTTTTGAGTAAATTTGTTTCTCAATACTTCTGACTGTTTCTGCGTTTGCTTTACATTCTCGTTGTATCTATTAAAGAAATTAACTGCTTTCTGTTGCTCACTCGTGAGCCTTGAACCAGCTTTAATATCTTCATAGTATCTGGATTTGAGCTCTTCCAGGTGAGTTCTAGCGTCGGCAACTTGCTCTTTTAACGCTAGTTTTTTTCTTTTAACTTCTTTCTCATCATCAACCTCTTCGTCAAATGCGAATTTATCTTCCATTAAGAAGTTTATTTCATCAACACTTAAATGTGGTTTTGTTTTATAATAATATTGAGTTAATAAATCTTTATCTCCATAACTACTAAAATCCTCATTAAGTCTTACGTAATCTGTTACATCACCACCGGTGTCTTCCATGAATTGGATTAATTTCATAACACCATCAGGAATAGGTTTACCGGTAGCTTCGTTTTGAGCAACAGCTTCTTCTACTATTTCAGCTGTTTGTTCAATCTCTGTTTTTTGTTCTTCTGTTACTTCTTCTACAACTGGTGCTTCTTGTGCTTTAACTTCCGGTTGTATTTCTTCTTGTTTTTGTGTGGTCCCGGAGTCCTCGGATTGAACATTCTCAGTGATTCCTCCTTCGTTAATATTATCTTCTTTAACTTCATTTTCTTCTGGTTTTATTGGTTTACTTAAATCTACCTTATGAATGGTAGGGTCATCTTTACTTTGAAATTTACTTAGATCAATCTTAGGAATTTCTTCCTTTGGTTGCTCTTGAGTTTCTTCTTTTTGTTGAACAGTTTCATCAACTATTTCTTCAACTAATTTTTCTTTGTTTTCTTCCATAATATAATATAATAATAATTGTTAATATAAGTTACTAAAAAAATCTATAATTTTTTGCAATTTGTTTCTTGTTTTTAATTTTTTAAATCTTTTTTCGTTTAAATAATCTTTGTTTCTATCAAACGCTTTTGTTACCGCTATAGAATAACCAACATTTTCAACAGCATGCCAAGTCCAAGGAGGTATAAATAACATGTCTCCAGGTTCTAATTCTACACGAGTTATTTTGTATTTTGCCTCATCAAGAGTAAAAAAATTCTTTTTACTAAAATTGTTATATCTACTAAACAAACTTCTTGGTTCCAATTGTTCGAAATCTAATAAGTAAACTATTTTATTTCCTACTATTTGATGTATTACAAAATCTTGATCAACGTGTAAATGACATCCTGACTTTGTATCTTTACCTAAAAATAATGAATGATATGCTGCTTCTTCTGGTCTATTATCGTTAAATAAATCCTCAAGTATATCTTTAGATATATCTAAATTTTCTAAACAACAATCAGCTATATACCAACCATTATGTAGATTATTTATATAATCATTAAATCTAACTTGTTTTATTTTCGCTTTAGACATTTGTAAATCTTTCTCAGATTTGTAATGTTCTACATTAATTAAAACGTTGTTAAATTTATTTTTTAAATATGTTTTTCTTTTCCATTTTTCTATAGCCTTTAATCCTATAGCGCCCTTTTTTACAAGAACGGGTTTTTCTAAATTATATTGCATTAAAATTGTCTAAATTAAAACCTCCCATATCTATAGAATCACCTGAATTATCAAACTTTTTAGGTGGTTTCATATTGTTTCTTTGGTCGATCATTTCACTTTGTTGTGTTGCTTGTATTCTTGTTCTTTCATCTTTACGATCTTCTTTGAATTTATCGTTATCCTGTATCGTACTCATCTTCATTCTTTCTAAATCCATTTGTAAAGAATATTCAAGAGCTAATAATTCTTTTTTATAATTAAAAGCATTGTTTTCTTTTTCTTTATCAAACTCAGCTTTAGCAGTTTCTAATTTCACTTGAGCGTCTGTTAATGCTGTTTGCTTCTGCACTTCCATTTGAGCAATAGCGGCTTGCTGCTGTACTTGCGCTTCTGATTGAGCTTGTATATTCTGCTGTTGAAGTTCTTGATCTTTTTCTTGTTTTTTAACCCTCCTTATCTTCAGCAATTGATTAGCTAGTTTTATATTTTTAATATCTCTTAAATCAATAGCGTCTTCTAACTCTATACTTTCTTTTTGTAATGCTACTTGAATATTGTTCTCTAGCATTTGTTTTTCTTCGTCGTCCGGAGCTAATTCTATAAATATACCAAAATCATAAAGATGTAAGTTTTGCATTTCATCTAATGTAGCTACATTATGCGCTCCTATAGCTTGAACAAACGCATCTGCTGTTGGAGAATATTCTAATATATCAGATATTCTGAGTGATAAACACTCTGCTATTTCTGCTGTTAAAAATAATCCAGCTTGTAATATATGCCTTGTTGCTGTGTTAGAGTTTGCAGCTGCCATTTTTTGAACACCTACTAAAGCTTTAGGATCTGGTGTTGAACCGTCTCTAGCTTCATTTAATCCGGTCACATCTCTTATCATTTGTAAATAATAATTATATGTTTGAATTAAACTCTGCATTTTTTGTCCACCGCTGCCAGATTGTATTTCATGAATAGGTACTTTACCTGGATTCATATCTCCCTCTTGAGTAAATGATCTACCAATTACAGAACCTGTTTGGAAGAACATATTTAAAGCTTCTTGTGGGTTATAATTTGTGCCATTACCTAAATCAATTTCAGCTAAACCATCAGCGTCTAAAAACACACCATCAGGAACCATTCTAGACAACACCTGTTGTAACTTTAAGTGTGTAAGCTGTATCATGTCAGCAAAACCAGTTATTCTACTCACAAGTGATTCTATACGTCCTTCATACATTCTAGGTGCAACTATACTATAATTCATTTTAACTTTAGTATAATCACTTTTAGGACGCATCATATTTCTAGCTAATTCCCATTTAAGAAGTTTTCTAGATCCTAATAAATAAGCGCCCTCATAAAGACACTCAATTGATCTTAATAACTTTTCATAACCACCTTCCTTGTCTTTAGGTGGATTAAATTTATCATCTTTTTTTATAGCTTTAAATCCACCAGTACCAGTTTCTTTTATTTTATAAACCTCATTCATATAGGTTTTATAATTAAAATATAAAACTTGAACCTTATTATGATCGTCTTCTTTTTTATTAGTATACCTACTACCTTGCGAATTATTTTTAATATCTGCTTCTAAAGTCTCTTGATCTAAATGTGGGAATTGTTTTACTAATTCGTTTATTGGTATTTCTTTTACCTCACCAACATAATATATATCTTCAAAATAAGGAGAATCAGTATAAGAATAAACAAGGTTTGCAGGATCTACATAATCTATTGTGACACCCTCTGAAGTGTTAAAAGAGGTTTTTGCAGCACCTATACCTAAAACAGTAAGATCCTGGTAAAACCTCTTTTTAACTAACTCATAATTATTTCCATCAAACAAAACATTTAATGCTTGTTCTTCTGCCATTTCAACAGCTTGTTTATAATTAAGCTGCATATGTAATGATAATTCCTCTTCTGAATCTGGAAGTTTTTCTGGATCTTCAGTTGTACTTAAATTTACACCATACCATTGCTCTGTAAAAGCATCAAATTCTTTCAACTTCATATCCATCAATATCCCTTCCATATATTCAGTTCTTTTACTAACACCAAATGGATCTTGTGAATACGCTTTTATATCATATGTTCTTTCAGCAATACCATTAACAACTATATCGACAAACTTAGGTATAATTGGTACCGGTTTCCAATCTAAATTAAGATAAGATAAATCACCATTAATAGATAATTCATCTTTGTATTTTTGAATTGATTGCTCTCCCCTAGCGTATAATCTTAATTTATGAAAATCATTACGTGTATTATTGTATTTATTTACACTTTTATCTTTATTAAACCACTCTTGCTCTATAGCTTGTGCTACTTTCAAGCCGTAATCATGACTCATTTTTTCTAAATCACTTACAACTTGACTCGGGAAATAACTTTTTACAACAGACTCTGCCATATTTATTTTTTAATTATTTTAGATATATTTCCAGAATTACTATACTTAGAAATATTTATGTTTAATTTCGGTTTTTCTATTTTCGCGTTTGGTCTATATAAATTCCTATTACAAGCCATTATAGCTAGTCCAGAACTTATCGTAGCGTCAAACTTAGTTCTTTTTGTTATATCAAATTTAGCCCAATCATTAAGTGTTCTATTAAAATATAAATTACCGTGTGACCCATCTGGTTTCATTCCCACGTGCTCTTGAACATACATTTCAATTGCTGCTGCATGAGCTTGTTTTATATCTTCACTTGAATTTGGAATACCACCTATTTCTTTTTCTGCGACAGATAATTTATTCCAAAGTTTATCAGGTCTATTCATTGAATAACCTCTATATCCTCTTCTTCTTAAATAATATAAAAGACGAGGTTTGTTATTTTCTGCAAGAAGAGGCATTCCATAAAAAACTAATGCCATAAGTACATCTTCAAAAAATATTTCTGCGGTTTGTGGTCTAGCTATATATTCTAAAAAGAATTGGTTAGGCGGAGCATCTTCCATAGAAAATTTTGTTAAACCGTGTAAAGCTCCTTTAGACCCTCTCCCATCTACGGTTCCTGATATATCGTATGAGTCACAACCGAATGCTCCCATGTGCTCATTGCCAGGATATCTAACTCCATTTTTAATAAACATTTTGTTTTGAATATTATGAGAAGGAACCCAACTTAATTTAAATCTACCTTTTGGATCAGGATAATATATAACACTTGAATCTTTTATTCCATTCACCCATTGAAAGTTACCAGTTGTAACGCCAAGAGTTCTAGACATTTCTTCATTGTAATCTATTTGTTCGTACAATTTCACTAGATTAAATAAACTATTTAAAGCTTCATCTCTAAAAGCATGTTCTTCAGTTCTTGGAAATTGTCTATAAAACTCATTTAAAGCATCGTGATCTGTTTTTAATCCTTCGGCTTCATTATTCCAATGTTCTATTATGCCGTAATCTATCAATTCACCATCTGGTCCGAGGACATCATCGCTTGGGTTATCAAATACTGGACGCCCGTATTCGTCAATAAATCCTTCGTAGTTCCATTCCATTGGGATAAACAAAGAATATAAACCAGATTTTGTCTGTCCATTACGATTTCGCTCTGTGACGTTTGATGCGTTGTAAAGTTTTTTAAAATTATCTCCACCCTTATCTAATGCGTTTGAAGTTGAGCCCATCATACATTTACCAACAATTCTACTACCTAGTCGTAAACACGTTTTGGTTACTCGCCAGTTGTTTAATATATTGTCAGGTCTTTCCCACTTACCACTTTCATCGTGTACTAATAGATTTAATTTTTCACCATCATAACTATTATCTCCAGTATTTTTCCAATCAATAGTTGTATCTAATCCTTCTATATCTTCCATGCCGTCCGTAGCGGTCATTTTCTTTCTAGTGAATTTACTAGCTGGAACTCTATAAGCTAATTCTGTTTTAGGTCGATCCATACCATCTTGAATCGGTTTGAAAAAGAACGGATAGTTTACTGATATTGGAACAACTTTATCTGTAAACATTTTTTTAGCATCTGCACCAGTTTTAGAAAGTATCCCATATCTAGCATCACTTGCAAGAGTAGCTAAATTAACTGTTTCTGCGCTTGACATAAAAGAAAATCCAGAACGCCTGTTCTTTAAATAACACATTCCATAACATCTTTTATCAGCTTTACAAGCCTCCCAAAATATATAGAACAATCTATTTGCTTCTCTAAAATCTGGAGCTCCAACATCTATTTTGCTCCATTGTAAATACATATAGTGTGTTCCCACTATATATGTTGGCGTTCCATTATTAGTAAACCAAAACCCCTCTTCTCTTCTTTTAAATTCTTCGTCTATATAATCAAACCATTGTTCTTTAGATTCTTCTGGATAATTTCTCCAATCAAATATATTTTTTAAACGAGATAATTCTTTTGGTTGTTCAAATTTTACCCATTTACTTAGCTTATGTTCATACACTTGCCTTGGCACTTTTGGCAATGCAATTCGCAGATTTTGGATTTCATATATTTCACCAATTTGACCAGTTTTTGATATAACAACGATATCATGTTCTTTATTGTATCCATATTTCCATTTTTTAGATTTGTTAAGTCTAGTTATAGTAGTCTTTTTTATAGGTTCTACTATACTAAATAATGTTTGTTCGTAACTCATTTTGACCTCCCTTCTGCGAATCCTTTAAAAGCTTTAACCTTTTTTTCTTCAGGTTCTTTACCTTCAATAATATTTTCTTCTTCTTGGATTCTATTAAGTATTTCAAAAGCATCAAATATAGCAAGCTTTTTAGTAGCAGCAGCGTTTTTAAGTCTGTCTGCGGTGATATCATCTCCACTATCAACAATAGCTTCTTTAGCTACTTTAATGAGTTCATCAACCGCTTTGTGCCCAGCTTGGATTATACGTTTCTTCGTTTCCTTGATATTCATATTTAATTGTAATAAATTTAGTATAAACTCTATATAGTTTTTCACCATCTATAATGAATTCATATTCACTATTGGGTGTAAAACCAACAAGATCGTTAGTATTAAAAGATCCATCAGAATACTTTATAATACCCATTAAAGGTTTTTCTGCCTCTGTATTAAAGTTATTAGTGGCTTTTAAAGGTTTTACAAAACAATATCCTTTTATTGGTTTCCAATCTTTATTTCTTTTATATAAAAAAATTTGATCTTCAGTTATTAAATAAGTGTTTTCGTTAAAAAAACTTTTACTATTTTTTTCTTCACCTCTTACGTCATGCCATCTACGAAAAACGTTATGATGTACTACAACTGTATCTCCTGGTTTTATATCTGTATCACCAATAATAGGAGTTGATTTAACAATAGCTTCTCTATTTACATATTGATGATTAAAGATTTCCGTATTAAGAATTAACTCTGATTCACCAATTTTCTTTTTATTATTATATCTTTCTCCTTTAGGTGTTACAACAAAGTTGTAAACACTTTTCATTAGTATTCTAAATTATACTCTACAGATACCGCCATATTTTTGTTAAAGTCTTTCCAAGGTATAACGGTTTTTTCTTTTCTAATATAGATAGAAAACTTTTCTTCTTCTTCTATTATATCACATATTTTATGCCCACCATAAACCTCTTGTCCAACAGCGTAATGCATGGCATCATTTTTGTAGTCTTTACCTACACTAATCTTCCTTATTAATTTCGCCATTTTCTTTTTCGTATTTTATAGTACCATCATTAATATCAATATCTATAGTTCCGTAATCTTTTTCAAACTCTTCTCTCAACTGCATTAATACAGATTGATGTTCTGCCATCCCGTGAATCATACTGTGTTTTTTAGCTTCTAACACTCCTATTTGATGTTGTACTTGATTTATATCTGTTACTACAGATCTTAATTTTTTTAATTGATCTTCTGTTATTTTTTCAGGTTTAGTAAAATCAATTACTTCTTCTTTCTTTTTTGTTTTTGCCATTTTATTCAATTTAATTATTAATTATTTTTTCCATTGTCCCCAACTTGATCTTATTAATCTTTTAATATCATCGTGGGTATATTGTTTATATTGTTTTATTTCGTGAGGTGTTTCGCCTCTAAATTTTATTATTCCTTTTTTTGATTGAAAAAAGAATTTATTATTATTGTACTGTATTGAATCTTTGTTAGATAAAAATACCTTAGTACCATTAAGTCTTTTTCTTTCTAGATTTAATTTATCTATTACGCTAGATTTTAATATTACATACTTAGCGCTTTTTATTACTTCTTCGTTTTTCATTATCCATGTATAGTGCCCCAAACAGCGCCGTTATAAGTTGCGGTTAATTGATTTGCGTATTGTGTTGAGGCTACCCATACATTTTCAGTACCAACCCAAGTCATTACTGGTTTAGTGCCTATACGATGTGTCTCATCTTTAGCTCTACCTTGATTATATATATCATCTGTATCAGCTTCACCTACAATATTGTTAAAAACTAAAATATTATGTATAAAACCCTCCATATTTCTAACATTTGAACTATATGCTCTACCTAGATACCATCTATTGAAAGAGTGGCTTTCACCCCAATCAGGACATTGAGATTGACCCTCAACTGCTTCCGCACCTGTATTAACTGTTAATACCATTCTATCTTCACCTTGATCCCATTCGCATTTAACAAACCAATAAGCTTCGTCTATATTTGTTCTTGTAAAATTAATACCAGTTATAGTATGATAACAATATCCATTTGAACCAGTGCCATACCCCCAACCACCTTCTCCATCTGAAACTGTTCTTTGAAAAATTAATTTAGATTCACTAGTATCATACCATAATCTCATGTATGGTTGACTTAGTTCCCCATCTGTACCACCTAATTCAAATATATATGGATCATCAGCAGCATCAAAAGGTTTAAAACGTAGTATTATAGCTCCTTTTCTTAGTATTTCTTCTTGAACCGAAACATCAACTTGTGGGGTTAATTGAACAAAATCATTAGTTCCATCAAATAAAGCTCCTTGATCATCTAACCAAACAACAGCTGGATTATACATACCGTGAAACAATCCGTTGCCTAACATTAATATCCGTAATAAGCTATTAAACCACCGTCAGCATCTGCAACACTCATTGACACAGCTGTCCATCTACCATATATTGTCATACCGGTTGGAAACTTTTGTGCTGTAGCTACAGTTTCACTACCAGCACCGTGACCATCATCTGGAGTAGCTATACCAAAAGAAAGATCTCCTGGATCAGTAGCTGTTGAAGCTCCATTGTTTAAACCATCTGTTGCTGGTGTTAACACATCTAATTGTGTTGTTGCTAAAAAAGATATAGCAACAATAACCTTACCTGTTGGTGGGATTAAACTATTACTAAGTGTGGCTCCGTCTAGGAAACCACTACCTAATTGTCCAAATGCTAATTCTGCGTGATTTTTATATGCCATAATTTAAAAATATAATTTTTAGTATTCAAACATTAATTCCAATTTTAAAGGATGCTTTAATACTAATTCTTCATCATCATCTATTTGTTCACTAATATTTTTTACTTCAAGTGTTGTTGCTGATCCTGAAAGCATATCAGTAATTTCCATTGTTGGTCCACCAGTAGCGCCTATTAATATATCTCCTTTTTGAAAAGATTGATTAGCCACACCTGCGCCATCACCACCTTGCTCAATAGTTATAGTGGTAGCAGCCGTTGCTGCTGCTTGATGAAGAGCCTGATTAAGTTGTATATCTGTACCGAAATCAAATGCTCCATGAGCGATACCTGCTACCCAAAACGTTTGGTAACCTTCACCTGGATCACTATGGTTGCTATCTCCTCTAAATAATCGAGTATCATCATTTTCAAGCATAACCATTAATTGCCCCTTGTTATGTGCTGCTACTACGTTAAATTGATGAATATTATAACTAGTTATAGCGCCGCCACCAAGGTGTGCTTCAGCGCCAGTGCTAGCATCTATATACGCCCATCCTAATAAATTTCTTCTAAAAGCATTAGACAATGCAACTGTTGGTGCAGCGTGAATTGTTCCAAAACTAGCTGGTGCTTCTCCATTTATACTTTTTGCAAAATATAAACTAAAATCGTGTACATTACCAGTGGCTCCATTTGTACCAGCCCATACTGAAAATATATTTTTTAACTCTACAGCTCCTAATGATTTTGGCACAGAAAAAGGAGTCCAGGTGAATAATATATCGTTATCAGAATAAGCTGATCCTGTAGCAGCTCCTGCGCTAAAATCTGGCTGTACTGTTGCTAAATATTTTCCCATAATTTTATTTTTTTACTTTTTCTAGTGATCTACCACCAAAATAGGCACCGATCACGGTTATTAATACTAATTGTAATAAATCCACCCATGAAGCTTTAACTTCAAATGCAATAACTCCAGCATCGATAAATACTAATAATACTGTAGATACTACTAGAAATATTAAAACTAGTGGTCTTATATTTTTACTTAACCAAGAATCAGACTTCATGTCCATTTTCCATCTCTCGGTTATTTGTTTTTCCATCTCTACTTCGTAATTAGAGATAAGTTGTTTTATTTTTTGTTCAGCCTCTAGTTTTTCTTCAGCTGATGTATGTAGATTATCTATTACTCCACCTACATTTTTAACTAATTCCCCTGCTCCTGCAGAGAATATTTTACCCATTATACTCATTTTATTTAAATTTTTGTAATTCGTCTGTGGAATTTCCGTGGTTAGCTTCATATTCCCAAGGGAAATCTTCATCTCCAGCTTCTTTCCACTTACCATCAATCTTTATCATATCTTTACCATCTCTAGTTTCTCTAGGGAAAGTCTCTCCATTCCACTTAACATAATCATCACCATACTCTAGTTTACCAATTTTTATATCGGTAGCATGTCTCATTTCATGTAGCAGTATTTGTCTTTCTTCAAGACTTCCAGGTTTTACACTTTTGTTTAAATAAATACTACCATCCATATTTGCTTCTGCTAAAACATCATTAGGCAAACTTTTTCTAATAACAGGGTTACCAGGTATAGATATGTCAGCGTCTCCCTTTTCTTTTCCAAAGCGAAATTTAGACTTTATCTCTCCACTACTAGCCTCTAGTTTTTTTGCTGTTCCTAATTTAAATCCCATATTGTTAACATTTACATTTCTTTTTAGATTTACCACAGACTTTACATTTGCTCCATCCCGACCAACCTCTCATTGTAAAAGGTGTTTTTTCCTCGTTAATAGGATCTTCTTTTTTACCCCAATTAATTGGTTTTAATGCGTTAAGCATTTGTAATATACCGGTGTTTGGACCCTTAAAATCAGTCATGATTAATCTTCTTTTTTAGTTGCTTTTTTTGATTTTGCAGATTTAACTGGTTTTTCTTTTTTTGCTTCAACTTTAGCCTCAACTTTAGCTTCAGCTTTTAAAGCTGCCATTTTCTTTCTATTATTTGCTATTACTTGTGAAATATCCATATTATCTATTTTTGTCTTTTATCATATCATCTATAGCTTTATTATAAACTTTATCTGTATATGATTGATTATTAAAAAATACACTTCTTTCTGATGTAGGTAAATCTTCTTCACCTAGAAGTATTCTATATATTCTACTTATCATTTGAGAGCATTTAAACGAGGTTTTAAATATAGAGTACATAATAGTAGTTCTATTACGATGTCTCCAAGTATCTATCCAACCATCTCTTCTTA